ATTCTGTGTCTTTTGTGTTATAACTACTTATTATCTACTGATTTTAAAAAGTTCCACTTTACTGTCTTGTGGTTCGTTTTTCCAAGTTCCTTTAGGACTTGTTACATTTATATTAATCTCTCTTTTTCATCATTTCACCTCCCATTCTTTACATGTTGTTTGTACTCCTAAAATAACCTCACCGCCTTCGGCAGGAATTTCAATACTATCTATGTATGTGAATCCCATAAATTCATCTAATTTCGCTTTAACATCGTTCAGTTCCTGCACTGTATCGACCAGTACACCGCCTACCCGTTCGGAAGTATTTGCACCTTTTTTAGTTTCATCGCGAATCTCTTCCGCTCTCTGTTTTAATGATACTTCACTCATGTTTTTAAGATAATTGGTTAATAGGACATTCGGTTAAATTCTCCCTGTAAGCGTCCTCTAGTTCAATAATCACGCCGTTCTCTATGCTTTCTACATACGTTTTAAAAGCCGCCAGCCTGTCTTTATAGTCTGTAAGGGGCATTTCTGCCAACTGTACATTTGTCATTGCTACATGATTGCCGAAAGAATCGCCTAAACGATAAGTACGAGGATACCCCTCTAAACTGCTACCCGCGATTGTCTTATCAATCATCAGTTCGGTAGCACGCTGCATACCTGTGTAAATTACTGCCATTGTGTTCTGTATATGTAATAATCATCCCTGTAAATGTCTTGTTGAACTTCAATTTCAAGTAGGTTACTTGAACCGCTCCAACTTCTTGACAGTTCATTTTTCTCTCCTTTTTGTATTTGAAAATCAGCACTGCATACTACCTCAATCCCGTTGTTTCCATTATCCCGGTAAATGGCATAAGTTACGCGTATATTACTTGTAGGGGGATAGTCCATTTTTACATATATGCGCCCATTGCTTATTCTTGCCGAAATATAATTTATCTGTCTCGTTTTGACTTCGCATACATACCCCTGCCACTGAATAAGTAACGTTTGTCTTTCGCAAACGAATCCGCCCCACTGGTGTGAATACTCCACTTCCGCATTTTCATACATGTATGACTTTCCGGCTAGTTTATACCTGTCAAGCAACGCAAACAACTGCCTTTCTTTGTCTACATCGGTAAAAGACGTATGAATGATAAAATCTACTGGTTTGCCGTTGCCTTCCGAAATTACGAGATCAATATCCAGTGAATCTTTCACTATCTTTTGCAACATACATACCTGCGGGCTTCCTCCGGCTTTTATCTTCATCCTTTTGCGGTATTGGTTGAAGTCATTATACAGTGTTTGTAAAGGTGCAATAAGTAACGTACAAAATGCAACCATGACACTTTTTCTAAATCTGAAAGGCAAACTTTCAACTACCCATTTATCCCAGTGTATTTCCATGTCAGTCTATTGAATAAACAATGTCATTTTCCTTCTTATCATACACAAACGCTCCGGAAACGGCATCTATCTTCCTACGGTTCTCTTTTGTACCCTGCCATGTCGTTCCGTCCAGCTCCACATCTTTTACGCCTTCTGTCGCCTGTATCATATCAACCAGCCCGGAAGCGTAGAAAGTGCCACCGAAAGGTAATGAGTTCAAATATTTTTCTACGGTTTCCTCTACGGGCTTGCCGCCACCGTCCAGCCGTTCCCCTGTGCTATCCAACACCAACGGATCATAATAGATTCGAAGATGCACGCGCAAAGTATCAGGTGTTTCACTGACAAAAAGATAATGCGTGCCAGCCGCCCCGATCTCCCGCATATAAGTTTCAAATGACTCCCGTAGATCACCCGTTAATGGCTGTTTGACTGCATCACTGAAATAGATTTTCAGTTTGGTAACACCGTCATCAACAACCTGCCTGATAGCTACGTTTTTAACCACCTGTTTATTTTCATCCTTTACAGGATATGCGAAAGAATACGTTTTGTCATTAAATACCAGAGAATCCCCTCTTTGAAATTCCAATGCCTTACGGTAATACCACGGGAATGAGGTTACATAACTGTCTTCTATCTGCTTTTCAACATCCAGCCGGAAGATGTCCAAAGACTTTTCAAAAAGCCAAATGGAAGAAGCCACAATAAATATTATCAGTGCCTCAATGCCTACGCTTGAAAATTGTTCGTCAAATGTCTTCCCGGCTTCAAGGCTGTAAAGCTCCTGAATATCGCTGTTCGCAATAAAGCCAGCCTTTATCTCCATGCTTATTTCCTGTATCGTGCGTGCCATGTCTTTAGTTAAATGTTGAATCAAACGTATTATCAAATATCCCCGTTATTTCTTCTTTGGATAACGTAGCCGGATAAATCTCCCTGGCTGAATAATATTGTACTATCGCTTTGTTAATCACCTTTTCAGGGTAATACTCTATAACCTGCCCCGGATGAAGTTCATCCGTAACGCTCAATCCGTTATCAACCGCCAGAGAGAAAACACCTTCAATGTCCCCGTAAACCTGTAATGCGATGTCGGATAATGTCTGATTAGAGAGTACTTCAATTTTCATAACCTGAATATCTTTTTACGGTATTTAAACAGCATATAAATGGGAATTAAACACCATAGTATTTTGCCTGAACGAATGAAAAAGGACTGGAACCAGCTAAGTTCCTTTTCAACCATTTCGATCTTCTGAACTATCTTGTCTTTGTAGACCAACTTTTCTTTGCTGGGTAGATATACCGTGTCCGGAGGGACTTTCATTTTTGCCAGCAGATTACCCAAACTGTCTAACTGAAACATCAGTTCAACATTCTTTGTGTTTGCCAAATCCAGCCATTTAAGAACAACCTTTCCATTTTCGTCACATTCAAGCAGCGCCCGGATACTGGCACTATCCGGCGGCAATGCAACGGGAATAAGTTTTTCGATATAGACAGAATCAATCCGTTCGTGTTCAAATCCCGCTTTCTGCGTCCGGCAGGAAAACAGGAGCAGTGCCAATGGTAATACTATCAGGTATTTCATAAGCCTTCCTCCCTGACTACCTTTTCAACCATTACAAACAACTTGTCCATAGTTGCAATATAATCCGGTGAAGTGGCGTACTTGCTGCCAATGCTGTCCTGTATCTTTCGCGCGTATTGCCTTGCATTTTTCCGGTATGCCCAAGCGTCGGCAAACCCCGGCTTTTTCAAAATAGCAAGGTGATCGGATAAACATTGCTCCAGTGACTGATAATCCCGAAAGAACCGCTTTACCCGGTATTTGTATTGCTTTTCCGATAGTTTCGTTACCGAAAGCACACATTCAGGAGCTTTAAACTTTACGTCCGGGCGGGAAAAGTATTCAAATGTGGTTACGAGAATAACCGGACCGCTCCATGTTGTGCCTTTGGTGATTCCGAACAGGTTACACTTTCCGATGCAACTTTTTCCCCAACCGGATTCCAGTGCGGCTTGTGCCGTTACAAATACCGGGTCTATTTCTCCGCATTTTGCGGCAGGATAAATCCACTTTACAAATTCTTTTACTGTCATGGTTTACGTGTTATTGTTTTAACGTTACTAAGTTTTGCGTTCAGTTCCTCAATCTCCGATTTTAGCCCTGCATTTTCCTTGCGAAGTGCAGCCATTTCTTTTTTCATTTCCGCCTGATTGGAAAGCAGCTCCGCGTTCTGTTCGCGAAGGCTTATGATCTCTTTTAATAAATCCGCGTTCTTCTGTGCCAGCATGTTTATAGAACTCTGCAAATCAGAAATAAAATCATTTTGCTGTTTTCTTCTTCCTACCATCCACCCGGCAATACCTGTGAGAGCCGAAAAGGCATATCCTATGAGTGTTGTTATATCCATTGCCGTATTACTTATTATATTCTGCTTCAATTTCTAAATTACCGTTCTCACTAAAACCTATTTTCTGAACCTTCATCCCTTCTGACGCCAGTTGTGTACGTATTTCCCGGAGCATATTTTCCGGTGATTCTTCATCTAAGAAAGATTCTATTCCCACGCCTGTCTTTGGGCTGTATTTAAACTCTCCCGGATTTGCAAGCAAAATGGTATATTGATTCTGATAAGTCACCTCACCGATGACGAAACCTGTTATACGTCCATCAGGTAGTATCTGTTTCTGAATTTGTATGTCATCATCAAATAAGATTCCTTTCATATCAATGCTTTATTTTAGTATCTTCATAATCCTCTTGTTTAAATTCGCTGGCTTCCTGTGTCGGCTTCCCTGAATTTCCCGGCGTGCCTACAGCCGGAGCACCTGAACCACCGGAAACTGCTGTTATTATTCCTGAATGAACATGCGAGTTAAAAGCCTTCACCAGTTCATTAAGTTTATCCGTCAGCATGTCAATTTTTACCAGCCCGTTTTCTCCCTGATTAAAAACAACTTCCTCAATCTCCGAAAACATGGCTATGAATAAACGGTTACTTCCGTTAATCCTTTCAACCAGTACTGTACTACCAACTGCCGGGATGATAATCATTCCCCCTTTGCCGTTGATAGCGGCTTTGAGTTGTACATCGAAGTACTGCGTTTCATCCAGTGCGGTGACATCTGCGACTTCTCCGGAAACGGCGTCCACCGTTGCAGGAAAAACACCAGAAGGAGTATTTCCCAAAGACTTTAAAGCCTGTCTTAAACGTTCTTCTTCATCCATGCCTCTTATACTTTAATTCCTAGTTCTAACGTGCGGCGTGCACCGCCTGTTCCAAAACGTACCTTTGTGCCGATAATATAATAGTTGCCGTTACGTTCGTTATATCGTTTATCTTCCAAAGCCGCTACCATGCCCGGCATGGCGAACGGCTGTAAGAACGTTGTTATCTTTCCTTCATAACCGGAATACTTGTACTTCTCCAGTTCTTCTTTCGCTATGCGCTCCAAATCCTTTTTTGATGAAACATCATAAAAGAACGCCGTGCGCATCTGACCTCCTTTGTCCCCGACTTCAACCTCTATCCGTGTATTGTCCGGCTTCACCCAAACTGCTTTTACTTTCAGTTGAACGTCATCCGCATTGCGGTATTTGAGTTCATTGTCTTTGATGGTATTCCATCCAAGCCGATATTTAACCTCTCCCAAGTTCTGTGTATATGTCAGACCCGCCCAAAGCTCCGCGCCTAAAAAGTTAATACTTAAACGGTAGTCATCCTTAATTTTTTGCAATACCTGTAATCTCGTTTGCCCCGCCTTAATTACGAAATTCGTAAACTTGACATCAGGCAGGGAATTTTTATACTTTACCGTCCCTTTTGCCGTTTTCACCTCCAGCACCTGTTGTTCCTTCAGTATGATCTCCGTATCCTTCACAAGATACTGCAGCACTTCCAACAGCGTCGTACTTCTCCATGTCTTTGTAGGACAGTCTTTGCGTAACAGAAATTCAAACCCTTCGCATTCAATCTCCACAGGTGTGGTATAATTTACCCGGTAGATATACCCGGTATGTTCCAGCCGTAAATCTTCATCATAGCCCAAATAAATATCAATCCTGTCGCCCCGTTCCAGTTTCTTCGCCGTTTGTTCGGATGCAATGTATTTGCCGTCCTTTACCAGCCGTGCAGTCGTGGGAATTTTAAACTTCGCCGTACTCCCTATTTTATAAATACTCTTTTCCGTATCACAGACATTCAGGCAACGGAATGAGAATTTCTTCCCGTCAGGCTTCGTAATTTCAATCCGGCAGTTTAATTGTACTTTCATGCTTCTATGTATAAATCAAATTCCGTATCACTAACCATTTGCATGGTAAACGGCTGTACATGTTCCATACCTTTGCTGTCGTTGAGTTCAAGAGATTTTATTACGACTTTCTCCTGATCGTCCAAAAACATAGCCGTCAATACATTATTAATACCCAGTGCCTTATTCTCTTCAAAAAGATTCTTTAATTCTTCTACTTCTGTTTCCGGGTAGAAGTTCTTTCCTATAATGATACCTTTTATAGTAATTTCCCAATCATCTATGCTTATTTCCTCTTTTACCGTTCCTTTGCGTGCTACCAGCGGCGTTTCTACGATTGTCTTTTTGCACGATAGGGAGATAACCGTGTTTTCAAGAATCACCTGTTTGCTATCAGTTGAAAGCGTGACGGGCATGTACATGATATTACCCAGCGAGTTCTTTGCGTAGAACTTTACACCTTTTTTTGAAAGCAGCGTTTCTTTGTCCCGGTTCATCAGGTTCTCAAACTGATACTTTTCAACCTGTCCCGCCGAAGCATCTTTCTTGAACCTGTCGAGTATGATTAGAGGATAAGGGAAAGCCCTATATCCAAAAAAGAACTCAAACAAATTCACTTTATCAAATTCGTACTTTTCCATATCAATACCCCGCTGCTACATTTTGAGAGTTCAACACTTCCAGCATAGTCCTTACAATCATTGCCCGCATGTCATCAACGCCCTCCTTTAAATTACTTGCCTGAATAGACAGGGATTCAACCAAACTGCCTATCGTTATATAATTGTTTACGGTTCTGCCAGCTCCGGCGGTGCTGGTTGCGTCAATCTTTCCGTTTACAATACTGCCGCCATTGCCCGTACCTGTAATTCCTTTCCCGACTTCTGACTGAATATCTGCCACTTGTATCCCGGTTGCTTCCGGGGTGATACTCTGTTTTTTATTCCTTTTCTCAACGTCTGCCCGGTAACTGGCACGTCCTTTTGCCGTTCCTTCATCCCATGCCCCGGCAGTACCGCCAAAGAGTTTATTCCAAAGCGCACGGATAGGAGCTAACATTCCATCAAGTTTGTTCATTACCTTGTCTAGCATTCCCTTTATAAAGTCCCATACCCCGGAGAAGGCATTTTTTAGCGGCAGGACAATGTTGTTTGTTATCCAGTTGCGTATTGGGGTGAACACCTTTGTAAGACTGTTCCAAATGCCGACAAAGAAGCCTGAAATACTATTCCATACCGACGAAAGCACACTGACTACCCCCGTCCAAATCCCAACAAAGAACCCGCTTACCGTTTTCCATAAAGAAGAGAAGAAGCCACTGATCGCATTCCAGACGGTCGTACTATATTCCCAATATGCTACGGCAAGTTTTTTGAATACCTCCCAAATCGCGTTAAATACATATTTGATAACTTCCCAAATCCCGAAAAGAATCTCCCTGAATTTCTCACTATTATCCCACAGGTATTTGAAGCCTTTGTATATTGCTACGCCTAACGCAATAATAGCCGCAATAATAGCCAGTATCCAACCGACCAACGGAATTGCATAAATAGCACGTGATAACGCTTTAATTGCCGTAGTAACGCCCCATGTCGCAATAGTTGCCGGAACTGCCACGGCAGTATATAATTTCATTCCTACGGTGGTAGCTGTCAGAGCAAGCGGCAAACGTGTCAAACCGTTTATAATAGCGTGGTCGGTTGCTTTGTTCCAAAGCCGGGTAACTACGGTTGCAACACCCTGCGCAACGGCACATATCTTCGTCCATTTCTGTGATACCTGTAAGCTGATTGCATGAAGGTTTATCCGGGCTGTCAGTGCGCTGATTGCTACCCTAGCACTTGTTATCACTCTGGTATAAACTTCATAGAGCGGAGCAAGTTGCAGGATGATTTGCCCTGTACGAACAGAAGCGTCCATAAAAGGCAAGTATTTAGATGTTGCGCTAAGAATCTTGTCTCCGAAATTCTCAAACCTGTTTTTCATCTTTTGTATCCGGCTATCCGTTGTGTTGTCCATGTTGGCGAACGCCGCGTCAATAGTTCCGGCACTTTCCCTGATCTGTGCCGTTTTGCTTTCAAAATCGGAAGCAAGCGGACCGATAAGGGGAATGATCGCGCGCAAGGATTCGGAACTACCAAATAAAGACGCGTAAACATTCTCCTTTAAATCTCCGGTCTTCTTGACATACTTATTAACCTGTTCATCCAGTTGTTGTACAAAAGGAATCAGTCCCCCTGCTTTTTTAATGCTCAACGCATTAAAGGTAATACCCATCTTTTTAGCAGTCTTTTCCGCTTCTGACGATGGTTTAACCAATGCTGTAAAAACGGCGGCGAGCTGAGTAGATACCTCTGCCGTATTACCGGAAACCCCGGTCAAAGTTGCAAACGTGCCCAGCAGGTCATCAATATTAACCCCTAGTGTGGCAGCGTTGCCCGCTACACGTGGCAGGGCATCACTCATTTGCTCGAAGCTGGTGACACCCAGCTTTGCCGTTTTCTGTATTTTATCCTGAATCAATCCTGCCTTATCCCATTCTAAGGCGTAGTTTTTTATAATTGTGCTTGTGACTGTGACTACCTTTCCCAAATTTGCCACACCGCCAACAGAAGTACGTGAACTCTTATTCAAAAAGTCTAGCCAGTTATTCTCCGGTACACCGTTGGAAATGGTTTGGTACAATCCCTCTGTAAGCATGTCACGTGCAACAGGTACATCTTTAGCTATCTGCCGTACCTGTGCAGTCAGCCCTTTGAGTTCCTTTTGTCCCTTTTCAGCCATTGTGTTTACTTTCGCCATTCCCGTTTCAAAGGAACGCGACCCGGCGGTCACGGAATCAAGTGCCGAATATACACCGGAGAAAGCGGATGAAAGCTGGTTGATATTGAACATTCGGTTTGCAAATGATTTCAAAGAGTTCTCCGAGCGGTGTACGCTTTGAGTAATTTCTTCGACAACGGTATTCACACCGCCCAGACTTGCTGTGACAGTTTTTGCCACGCCTGTAACCGAATCGATTAACTTTATGTTGAACTCTATTGTTTTTGCCATTTCTTTATGCTATATTTGTAAACCGAATCAAAACAATTTCAATATGTTAGTACCTGCTATAATTTCCGCTGTTGCCGCCTGTGTTTATCCGTTTCTTAAATGGAATCATAAACACGGAGCTCCCGAAGGTTACGGACCTTATCAGTTCGTAGACGAAAGCGAGAATGATGAAAAGATTGTCATTAACGGGACTATCACTTACAAGGAAGAAGAAGAGAAACCAATGACACCCTCTCAAAAAAGACGGTGGGAACGTTTCAAGAAAGATTAATTTCCGTTTTCCCGTTGCATGATGTCCAGCAGTTGCGCATACTTTTGCGCCCATTCCTTATCCGATAAATGCGAGGTATCAACGTGCAGGTAATATTCCATTTGCGTATTGATATACCCTATGAAATTAGCTTTCGCTCTCCCGTCTGCCTCGCTTATAGCTTTACCAGTTCAGCCTGTTTTGTTTCAGTAATGTGCTCCAACTGCGAAACAGTAGCAAGAAACAAATCATCATCCGTTTTAAAGTCTTCACACCCCCCGATGAAACAAGTAGTAAGAATACCCTCTACCATTCCCATTGGGTCGGAAATTCCGATGCTAGCCGCGTAACTCATTTCTTTTCGTCCTGGCTTTTTCAGATAACAGACTTTACCGTCCACAATGATAGCATATACAATTCCGTGTTCCTTCTTCCACGCCTGAATCTGTTCTTCTGTAGCCTGACCAATCAATACCTTTTCTACTTCTTTTTCTTCCAGTTCTTTCATTGCTTTAGTTTTTTACTGTATTATACTTGATTTCCATACACACGCCCGGCAGTTCTACTTCCATGAACTTGTCACCCTGCTTCCAGTTCTTCTCAAACTCTGTAAATTCGAAGTCCTTGATTACGTCCGTAACAATCGGTAACCCCCGTTTTGCGATGTGGCTTGCTACGATGTCAAACGGCGCAATATCCGTAATATCCCCACCGCCTGATTGAATAATCGCTTCCAGTTCCGATTGCAGCACCGTGATGCTGACCTCGTTTTTCTTATTACCCCGTCCCATTCCTACAGGCATATTTCCCGCCGCGTAGATAGGCTCTTTGTCCTGCGATGTTTTGTATTTGCATCCGCGAAGTCCGGTTACAAATTTGCCGCCCATAAAGACTTTGAAGTCTTCCCATGCGTATTCCTGTTTCGCCATAGTTCTGTCGTTTTATATTCCGTTTAAATTGTGTTTAAATCTTATGTATTTGCAGGATTAACGAAGCCCAGTGTTACGTTGATTGGATTCAGATAACCTTTCGGAGTAATACTTAATACCACATCAATACCCTTGCCGGACAATACATTTTGCGAAGGATTGATTGATGCTGCAAAGCCGCTGATCGCTTCCTCCATGTTAGCTGTTACCTGATTATAGATTAATTCCTGCAAATAGGATACACGTGCCGGGTCGAGATTGCCTTCAGTGGTAACGTCTATTTCGTCATCCAGTTCTCCAACATAGGTATTATAAGCAATTTTCAGTGCTTTGTCTATAACCCGGATTCGGGCAATATAGCGAAGATCATCCGTTTCAAGCGTTGCCGTATAATCACCATTATAGAAATATCCCGTACGTCCAGGAAACTCCCGATAAAGGATATAACATTTCTTGGTTACTTCCTGCAATAAGCTGTCACGCCCGTCTATAGTCGTTTTGTCTGTGAGATACGCCGTCCCATCAACCATTCGTAAAGCTCCGTTTTTAACACGGCTGACTTTACGGTAAACAGGTAATGCCATATAAGCTCCTACAAGTTGCCCGACTGCCGCAACTCCTGTATTATCCGTTGCCGTTAAAGTAATTTGTGTACGGTAGTTTGACATAGTTTTCAAATCTACCAGTTCCCCAGCCTTTCCGGTAAAACCAACCCCGCCAATGATAGCGGTAAAAGGCATAATCTTTTTCAAATATTCGTCTGCAAGCAGTTGAACAAGAACCTGCATGCTGAATACTTCCTTTGAAAGCCCGTCCAATGTTTCCGCGTTTTCTAGCACTGGCATACATACCCCTAAAAGAGAAATTTCACCTTTGGCATAATCCAGCAAAGTGATAATCGTGTTTTTTTTCGCTTCACTTTTAGCGTCTTTATCGGAAACAATGACAAACAGCTTTGTACCTGTCCCGGCTGCTTGATAAAATTCGTCAATTTGCTTGTATGCTGCCGTATTAGCTCCTTCGCTGGTGATACCTAAATCTTCGGCGTCCTTTACGCTGTTAATTGAATATGGCGTTTCCAGTTCCAATTTATCAGCGACCGCAACGCCATAAAGCAGTAACCCAGCCGCCCCGTCATTCTGAACAGCGACCTGCCCTAGACCGTTACGGTTAATTGTGATATTTACATTGCTCAATGACATATTACTCTTCTTTTTTATGTTCGTCAATCACCCGGTCGGCAGAACCGCCCTTTTCTTCATTTTGTCCTGATTCCGTTCCTGTTTCGGTCTTTGCTTCCGTTTTATCTTTGTCAGCTTTGGTTTTAGCTTTCACCTCTTTAGGAAAGCAATCCGCTTTTGTCAGAGTTTCATACTTCCCGTCTTTTCCTACATACGAACGCACATCACATTCTTTCGGGAAAATATAACCGTCAGGAGTAACATACACCTTGTTTACTTTCAAAGTCTGCATCGCTTTTAATGCAGCTTTCAAAACGGAAGCAGATACTCCCGTTTTAGTTGTTGTCTGAACTGCCATTATGCTTTTGCGTCGATAATTGCGCCGAAACCTTTAAAATTCAAAGGCAGGCACATGTGATACATGGAGAAGCCAATAGTATTTGCACGCCCTTCCGGGTCATTGCTTGCTTCACGTTTGTACATGTCTACATCACCGCGACATTGTACGGCACGTTCAAGCGGGAAGAAAGTAGAGGCGCGTAAGTCCTTGCTTGCATCAGGAGCAGCACCCCACGGATTCTTTGTCAATTCCTTTGTCGTGTCATCTTCACGATAGAAAGGAATGCCGGCAGTCGGATAAATGTCAAAACCGTATAAAGGAAGCACTTCACCTGTTTGCAGATTCTTATACTGCTTCACAAACGTTTCGTCTGCCTGTAAAAGGTCCAATGTGTGTTTATAGTCAAGTTGCAAAACAAACGGACCGGGAGCACCGATTTCCAGCAATCCGACATGTGCGGCTGCAAGATCATCAGGTGTAAGCCGTTTAAATCCATCTCCACGGTCTTTGCCGGAAGTACGGATAATAATGGACTGTTCCAAACCGCTTTTAGGCAATGCCAGCGAATGAATCGCTTTTAATTCGGTTTTGCGTTCCAGTGCTGCGTTGTGACGTTCTACATGTGTATCAATAATGTCATAGGAAGCCGAATGCAGATCAGCGTGTCTCACACGAGTGTTCTCTGTATCGAACCTGTCCAGTTTGATTGGCACGTCACCATCAACCAATTCTACCGTAGGAATAGGATAAGTCGTATTATTGATGAGTACGTCCGGGTCAGAACCCAAATCAACCAAGTGAATTACATTGGCTACTACCCAAGCCGTTTTATTACGGATACGCCCCAGCCATGAAGCCTTTTGCCGGAACATCTTGATTAGTTCCCCGGTCCATAACTCCACATATACCCCTTCCATTGCTACGCCAGCCGGAACAAACGGCATACAGCCCAAGCCGATAAGAACGGCAGAGCCGATTCTTGAATCAATACCCAAAGATTGGGCAAACACATCTCCCATAAGCAAGTTAATGGTAAACATCACCAGCAGGGAGCACAAAAATTTAGTAAATAGTTTCATCGTTTTTATTTTGTATTTAGTTGTGACAGTTCGTGTTAATCTTCAAAGCGCGGTGCAGTGCCATATTCAGCCTTATACAACTGCGCGTATTGCTCCGGGTCTTCTTTACGGAGTTGGAGCATTGCATCAGGAGTAAGTTCCCGCAAAGTTTTAGCGGTAACGGATGCGCCGGGAATCCCGTCTTTTGACAGATTGATAACCTGTGTCGGTTTTACTGCAACAGGGATAAGAGAAAGCGTTTCCCGGAGTTGCTCAACACCCAGCGCCTTTCCAAGATTGATGAAATGTTCTTTCTTGTCTGCTGTAATCCGTTTTGCATCGACGGCTTCTTTTACCGCGTCTGTAATAGTCGAAAGTTTGATCTGTTCCAGTTCCTTTTTCAAATCCGTATTCTCGGACTGTAATGCCAGACAGGTTGAGACTTTTGTCAAAATGTCCTGTTCGGTAGCCGTTTCAGGCAAACCAAGTTTTAAAGCGATTGCTTTCATGTCTTCTGTTTTTTCGTTATTGTTAAAAATTGGAATTGCTATATTTTCACCGCCGGAAGAAAGGGTAAGCAGTTCACCATCTTTCCAAAGTGCGAGCGCACCATCATCCGAACCAATATCAACTAGGCTGATTTCATACATACGCGATTTTGTGAGGGTCAGACGTGATTGTCCCGGTAACTTCAATTCTACCGCGTCGCTCCATTCCATTGGGTCAAGCCCGGCACTTGCCATACGGATGAAACCGTCTTCGACTTTTTGGGCTATCTTCTTGGCGAAGTCATCTTTTTCATCAAACACAAAATCACCTATCAATTTCTTTTTCCCCCGTTCCTCGCCTTCGACACGCAAGTTCTCCACCCGCCCAAGTGGGAGGATTTCGTCTTTAGTGCCCCGGTACGCCCGTATGTGCATCCACAATAAAATCGGATTCAACTTGTATTGCTTTAAATCAATACCGTCTATCATGGTACGGAATCCGTAACTATTAACCCTGCTTTCGTCTACTATTACAAATGATTTTGCCATTTCTCGCGCTTAATTTTGATGCAAACATATAGCGCAAAAAGCCCCTTCACAAACTTCTATAAAAGGCTTAATCACTTTACTATAACGCTTTGATAAATAGTTTTTTATACTCGCTACACGCGCGTACTTTGTGTTGCAATTTTATAAACACAATTAAAATACGAGCCTATGAGTGAAAAGGAAATGAGCAGGGAGCAAAAACGGGAAACTGCCAAAGGATTGTTTGTTAAAAGCAATATGACACAAAAGGAGATTGCCGTTTTGCTCGGCGTATCCGAAAAAGCAGTCAGCGAGTGGCGCAAAAAGTACGACTGGGATAATGATAAGCAGATACAGAGTATCACACGAAAGTCATTACTGGAAGAAGCGTACAAGCAACTGGATGCGATCAATAAGAAGGTAGCCGATAAAGGCGGGATTCCTGACAAGGCACTTTCCGACGCCAAAGCCGAATGTATGCGTGAAATTGAAAAGTTTAGTGATACGCCTACACATGTGTATATAGATGTCTTTGAAGACTTCTGCGCATGGTTGAGCCGTAATGCTCCCAAACAGTTAAGAGAGTTCGGAGAATTAAGCCTACGCTTTATTGAAGGCAAAAAAGACACTGGAGGTAAAGGATGATAAAACCCAGCGTTCAGAAAGATAAGAAAGCTCTTGAACGTTACCGGAAGCTAGTCAGGCAGATTCAGGAACAAACGGATATAGATGTTTTTGAAACGCCGGAAGAGCAGCAAGCGCGAATAAAACGACTATTGGGAGACTATGAGGCGTTTGTTGAGTACTATTTTCCGCATTACGCTTCAAGTAAATGCGCTTCATTTCATATCAAACTGGCAAACATGGTGAAACGTGACCCGTTTGTAGCCTTGCTTCTTGCATGGGCGCGCGGGCTTGCCAAATCAACTCACTGCGATATACTTATTCCTCTGTGGTTGTGGTGTAACGGAATGTTGAGAGTTATGTTGCTGGTCGGGCAAACGGAAGAAAAAGCAAAGAAGCTGCTGGGTGATTTACAAGCCGAACTGGAAGGAAACCAACGTTTGAAAAACGACTTTGGCAATCAGTTAGGAGGCGGAAACTGGCAGGACGGTAATTTTATTACGGCAAATGATTGTGCGTTTTTCGCTATCGGCGTAGGTCAGTCTCCGCGTGGTATCCGGTACAAACAATTTCGACCGGATTATATCATCTGTGATGACCTTGATACAAAACAAGTTTGCAAGAATCCCAAAAGGGTACGTGAATATGCAAACTGGATATGTGAAGACCTGATACCATGTGCGGATGAACGTGGATGCCGATTCATAGACGTTAATAACGTTTTTGCAAAACTCACTATTTTAACAGAGTTGAGAGATACACGCGAAGGTTTTAAGTATTGGCAACAGGATGCAACAGACACGGAGTTTAACCCATATTGGAAGGAAAAATACACCAAAGAGTTTTATTTGAAACTTGCCAAAAAGATAGGTATGTTGTCTTTTCAGGCAGAATACAATAATAAACCTTATGTAGAGGGAACAATCTTCAAAAATGAAATGATTCAGTGGGCTGAAATACCACACCTTAATCACTTCGACCATATTCTTTCATGGTGGGACGTTGCCTACAGTGACAGTAAAACGGCTGACTTTAACGCTATTAAAATTTGGGGACTCAAAGGAGACAAATTTTACCTGATTAAAGCATTTGTAAGGCAATGTAAAATGTACGATGCAATCAAATGGATGTTTGACTATAACGACAGTCTGCCATCAACTGTACATATCAACTTTTACTTTGAATCGCAATTTTGGAACGATGCACTAAAAATGGTGTACGATCAGGTAGTAAAAGAAAGAGGTCATAGCATACCACTTATAAAGGCTGACAGGTCCAAAACAAACAAGTTTGACCGTATTGTATCAATGCTTCCGTTTTACGAGCAGTCGCGCGTGTACTACAATATCAAGGAAAAGGCGAACAATGATATTCAGGTAGGTATTGCCCAGCTTCTAGCGATTGAAGAAAAAAGCAAGGAACATGATGACAGCCCGGATGCAGATCAGGCGGCTATTGAGAAACTAAGCAAGCATATTCAATTAACACAGTTTGAACCGCGCTTTGGCGGCAGAACTCATAATAATTTATGGTAATGGCATTTGTAGAAGAACAGGATTACGGGACACTGATAGACAAACAGGCATTAGCCGTATTTCAGCAAACAGACGTGGAAAACCGTAAACGAGCCGAAGGGATGGCACGGGAGGAACTTACCGACTATCTAAGCGGCAGGTACAATTTGGAACGGGCATTTGCCGCTATCGGGGACAGCCGTAATATGAGACTTGTAATGATGTATATGGATATATCGCTGTATCACATGGCAAGCTGGCTGCCCGGCAACATGGGGCTTTCTATCCGTGAAAAGCGTTACGAAAGTGCGGTTAAATGGATGGAGGAAGTAAGAGATGGAAAGTTAAACCCAAACTTGCCACTAAAGGGAGACGAAGGGCAGGAAGACTACGACCCGACACAGGCAAGCGTAATGAAATGGGGAAGTTGTACAAAAAATAACAATGATTGGTAATGGCTAACAAAGCAACAAAAATAACGAAAGCGGAACAGGACCGCATTTTGGAGAAAGCCCAACGGGTGATAACGGAGTTAAAAATACAAAGTGACCAGCTTGTAAAGAAGGACATCGGGGCATGGAGACGCGCGCACCAAATGGCTTTGAATGTTGAGAATCCCAACCGCAAAGAATTGTATAATATCTATGATTATACAGTGGACCTTGATTCACAGGTAACAGGAGTAACACGGCGCATTAAGTTTGGAATCGGTAAACGTAAATTCCGCATGGTTGAAATTAAGACCGGGAAAGAAGATGCTGAAAGAACAAACCTGTTGGAGGCAGGATGGTTTAAAAAATCACAGGGGCTGTTTATTGATAAATACCAATACGGGCATTCACTTATACAGTTCGGTGATGTGGTTGAATTTCCGCAAATCCGGTTTAATGGAGTGAAGCTTGTACCCCGTCGCCATGTCTGCCCGGAATACGGCGTATTGTTACCCAATGCTGGTGACGAACCGAAAAAGGGAATAGATTATAAAAATGGTACAATAGCCGACTGGTGTTTGGAAGCCGGAGAAGATGATGACCTCGGACTTTATCTGAAAGTAGCTCCGGCGGCTATTTCAAAAAAGCATGTACTTATCTTTTGGGATAATTTCGCGGAAAAATTTGGCTTACCTATTCTTTACGGTAATACGTCCAGCAGCAATAACAGCGATCTTGTCAAAATGGAAAACATGCTCCGGAACATGGGTAATTCCGCGTGGGGTCTTTTCCCCGAAGGAACGGAACTAAAACTCATTGAAACAGCAAAGGGAGACGCATTTCAGGTCTTTGACAAACGTGTGGAACTGGCAGACAAACAAATCTGTATTGCCCTTGGCGGTCAGACGATGGTATTCCTTGACGGCAGCAGCAGATCACAGGCAGAAGTACATGAAGACGGATTCGAGGAACTGAAAGATTCCTACGCGGATGACTTCAAAGATTGGGTGAATATCAACCTGATTCCATTCTGCATCAAACATGGATTCCCGTTTGAAGGATTCCGCTTTGAATGGGATGATTCAAAGGAATATACACCGGAGCAGATGAGAGCTATTTTGGAAATGATTCTGAATAATTACGTCGTAGATGAAAAGTACTTCATAGACACCTTTAACGTCCCAATTATCGGCAGAAAGGCAACAGTAGCACCCCAAGAGCCGAAAGAACAGGAGAAAGAAAAACTAAGCCGGGAGAACAGTGATTTTTTCGTTTAAGCCCTTCCGATTATGAAGGGCTGCATAAACGTATAAGGGAGCTTTATGGTGATTCCCTGCTCACTCTAGCCGATAGCGTAAAACCTGATACAAAGAATTTGGAACAGGCTTTTCTTGATGCAACCAAGTGGCTGCATAAAAGCAGGAAAGAAGAATTTACGCCGGAAATGATGAAAAGAAAAGCGGTTGTGAACCTGATTGAGGAAACTACGGCAGTATTAAGTCAGGCGGTAACTTTCGGCATTGGTGATACGAAGGTGGATGAAGATTTTAAGCAAAACCTTTCAGAGAATATATTTGTCTTCTCCGGCTTCAAAACGTTTCACGAAATGAAGGAAGCCGCCAGTTTATTACTGGATGACAAAGGAAACAGAAAGCCGTTTAACCAGTATTTAAATGACGTTCAAACAATCAATGAAGGATATAACAAGCACTATTTAAAAGCCGAATACGATTTTACCACCGCTTCCGCACAAATGGCGGCGAAGTGGAATGAGCTGGCAGAAGACGAAGAACGTTATTATCTTCAATACAGGACAATGGGAGACGGGAAAGTACGCAAGGCACATGCGGAACTGGAAGGCGTGACACTTCCGGCAAGTGACCCGTTTTGGGACAGCTTTTACCCGCCTAACGGATTCGGATGCCGTTGTAATGCAGTAAAGGTACGAAAAAGCAAGTATTCACAAAGTGATAGCACGCAAGCTATCGAACAGGGGAATAAGGCTACGGCGGGGAAGCACTCTGAAATGTTCCGCTTTAATGCGGGAAAGAAACAGGCGGCTTATCCGGCTTACAATTCCTATACAATCAAATCGTGTTCAACATGCAGCGATACAGGTTTTAAACTTGCCAAAACGCCCAAAAATGAACTGTGTGCCGCTTGTGGGGTAATCAGGGAACTAAAGGACAAAAGGAAGGAGTAAATGTATGAACGTGCAGGACTTTACTAAGAATGTCATTACAAACAGCCTGAAAGATATAAAGGTGGAACTTGATGAAGAGTTTGACCGGAATTTTCAAAGAAAGGCTTTTTTTACCAAAGCATGGGCAAAGAAGAAATATGATGATGGGAAAGGGTCGCTACTGGTCAGATCGGGAACTTTGCGGCGTTCGTTGCGTTCTGATCTGAACGGATCACAACTAAATTATTCCAGTTCGGAGGTTTATGCAGCTATTCATAATGAAGGTGGAGAAATAACCATTACTGCGAAAATGAAAAGATTTTTCTGGGCAAAGTTCTATGAAGCGACTAACGGTTTCGGATATACGAGAACCGGGACCAAGCGGAAGAATAAAAAGAACCAGGCATTAACGGCAGAAGCGGAGTTTTTTAAAGCAATGGCACTAAAAAAGATAGGTGATAAGATTGTTATTCCTGCACGCCAGTTTGTTGGTGAAAGCCCGGAAGTTAATGCGATAATCAAAGAAGTCGTGGAGGAAAACATTCAGGCATATTTGAATAAATTAATAGATAACGTACAAACATGAGGAAGAAACTATATTTAGCAATCGTAAAGCGGTTGCAGCAGTTAATTATCAGGGACGGGAAAATCATCTTTATAACAGAAGAAGAACTGCAAAGAATGAAAGACGATAATGAACCGATTGAATATGCTATCAAGCATTTCGACCTATGGAATCAGAACGTGGACTTTATGGAACTGGAACAGCCTTCCTTCTTTCCGCTTTGCTTCATTGAGTTCCTTCCGATCAGGTGGCAACATCTTAGCGGCGGTAACAGGATGGCTAATATTGCCATACAGTTACATGTAGTGGACCAGTGGCTTTATCCGACACATTCAGGCAGTGACTTTCAGGAGCAAGGTTTGCAGTATCTTGATTTGCTGGACAGCATAAACGAAGCCCTGCACCAGTTTTCCGGGGAAGGATTTGGAAGTTTCAGTAATACGGACAGTATAACGAACCATAACCACGAAGGGATAATTGAAAGTATTGAAGCCTATATAACGTGTACAAAGGATGAAAGCGCGGTAGAAGTTCCCAGAAAAGTACCTGCACCCGAACCGAAGTTCAATTTAAAAAAGTGCTAGTTGCTTGCCTTTGTCGGCTTCGATTCTGCGGAGTTCGGCTTTGGCGTTACATGAGAGATAATTGTAGTATGTACCAATGCTGATTACATATTTGGGGTAGATTACATTTTCATATACCCATTGCTGGGTAACACCGCGCTTTGTATGCTCAATGGTAATATTTTGAACATCAATAATTCGTTTGAGGATATTTAAGCGGTTATATGCCATAATGAGGTATCTTTTGTATCACAAAGGTAGTGAGAACGTTAAAAAGCTAAAAGTTAAATATTCATATTTGGGTACATAGGGAAACAAAAAAGCCGGATATTTTGATGTATCCGGCTTTTTCTGTGCTTATTTGAGGTGATGTATCGCGTTTATCCTTTCAAATATGGCTCGTTCGATCTCATCGCTGTTATAAAGCGTGCGGGTAGAAAGATAGTCTATCATTTGCCTGAACGCCCAGTCTATGCGCTTATTGTTTTTCAAGTCCAAAACTATCCTGCCATCTCTCGTGCGACCGAAGTATATCAACTGCTTTATTTCTTCCTCGCTTAATTCCTGTTTTTCCTTTGTTTCTCCGTTCATTTCTATTCAATATAATATATTTGTATAATCTTTCCGTTTCGCTTGATAAACAGCACCGTTTTGCCTTCATCGGTGCGAATCTCCGTTTCTATCTCACTGCGTGAAATCAACCTTTCCTTTATCAGTGTATCAATGCCGACATCTATGAAGTATTTCAGGGCTTCATATTCGCCGGGGTCATTCTTAAGGAGTAATTCCCCGTATTGTACACTAACCAAATATTGGATTTTCAACAGCCAAAACGGTTTGTTGTTAGGTATAATAGATTTGTATTTCAATTTTGCCATATCATTTCTTTTTATTCAAAATTTAAGAATCAATGCTGTTTTTGTTATCTTTTTATTAAATTTGCGGCGGTGCTCAAATAGAGCATTATGTGACGTTCAGTCTTTCCTTCGTAGAAAAGCGGCAATTTTTCTTCATAACAAGGAGTAAGAATGAACGGTGTTCGCGTTTTGTCTTATCACAAATATGCGTGCCCGTTTAGTATCTTTGCTTCCTTGTTAGGTTTCTTTGCCGCTACCTCTATGAAGAGCATTGTATTGGATTGGGCACGTTCTTTTTTAACTTTAAAGAACAAAACATGAGCATGGTAAGCCTAAAAAACAGATTCAGCAACTTTTTCTATTTCTATAAGGAAGTTGTGTATTTAATTGCTTTTAGTTACGTAGTATTTATCTTTGTGATTGTAATGTTGAGCTTGGTGGTCTGTCAGCAGAAACAAACGATTATTTTTCTACAAAACGGAATCAATAGGCAGGAAACAAGACAACACATTAATAAACCTCGCGTAAAACGCTTATTGGAAAGTGAATACAGAATGATTATAAAACCTAGTCACCGATAGACTCTACTTAGATTCCATATATCCAATAGTATCCAAAGCTAAAAAAACGTCCATCCCAAAAGATGGGAGTAACTGTTACAGCCTTTTTTTAAGATTAATCACTATCCAATTTTCTACATGCTTTTTCCATACCTTGTATAATTAATAGCTTTGATTAATTTCTCAATAAAAAGATTAAGTATAAATTCTATAGGCGCGGTATCCCAATAACGCATATATCCGACTAAAACAAAACTATCATGTTTTATCCTAACAACGAAACGAGCAGTACCGAATTGAGGAAGGATAAAAACCTGAACAGGATAGTTCATGAGTTTACCGCCAAAGCAAAATATCTCGCCATTGTCTTCACACACCTGCATGCGATATTTGTCACACAGGATACTTGTTAATTCTTCAGTCCTATTAATTAAGCTCATATTCTATTTCATTTAAAAAAAGATTTAACTCCAAGTGGATTTACATAAATAAAGTCCTTATTTGACCATCTCACATATTTCAGATTCTTGCTATTATGAAGAAGACTACGAAAAAGAACACTATCTATTTTTTCTCCGTTGGTAATCAACTCATATTTGAGTTTACTTCTATATTGATAGAGTCTGTTAAGGCGGTATCTAAATGGTTTTTTATTCATACCTATCTTTATTTACTCTAAATGATTTTTTCTTTTGGCTCTCATTTCTCCGATGTCGTAATTATGCCGCCACCACTTGCGTTTAATCCGGTATAATAGTTTTCGGGGAATATTCCGACCTGTGTCATGTATCCATGCGTAGGCGGCTCGTTCTTTATTATTTTTACTCATGTTTCTATTGATCTGCATTTCTGATAGGCTTCCTCTAGTTCAGCACAGTTATACACTGGTTCTTCGCTTTCTCCCATTACAATAGTCCAACACATAGACGAGTATCGCGTATATGTGTTATCTTGTGTTTCAACCCTATGGGCTGTAAATTCTCGTATTTCTGTTATTTCAATCATATCTTTCTCTATTGATTTGAATATTATAGACTGCTTACGTATTCCCTTAATCGTGTACGATAAACATCTCTTTCTTCATCTTCTTGCTCCTTTAATTCATTATAAAGGTCATGGTCAAAAAGTTCATCAATCGCATCATTACACATGGTTTGTAACTTTTCAGGTTTTACCGCATCAAGTTCAACTTGACCTATCCCGTTCCAATTAGCAGTACGACTATCTGTATCTTTAGCCGGAGCTGGAGGAAGTTTCCACATTAAAACCTGATGTTCCATTAAAGCAATACGTCTGACTTCAATACTTTCACAACCAAGCCTTTTAATGTTTTCTTCAATCGCCCGTGGAATATCCTCACCGGAAGGGTCATAATCTCCGAAGTAAATTATAACAGGAATCTTTCCCCGATCTTCGGCTTCTTTAAATCGTAATGTAGCTTCGTTCAGAAAAGTTAATGATGGATAGCCTTTACAAGCTCCGAGTGCAACTTGTCTACGGATACACGGACTCTGGAAAACACCTTGTAAGGCTTTTTTCTCTATAAAAACTTCGGGATAATATGGCTGATTTTCCCATCTATTCTTATAATAAATGTCCATCCAGTTTTTAATAGCTTCTTTTCCTTCCTCAATCGAATCGTAAATATCTGTTTCCTCGTATTTTGTTTCCCCTACCATTGTTCGGTCAAGGTCTGAAAATGTATCAAAGTCAACTAAACCAGCCCAACGCGCATCAATCATCGCAGAAACAACTCTTTTGTAATGCCTGATACTGTTTGTCATGCCAATAGAAACAAGTTGATAGTGAAGTCCACGAAGTGTCAATATTCCTTTTTCATAGTGGCTAACTATCTCTATCGCATTTTGAGTTATCCACTGCCTTGTAAATTTGTCTTTTGCCATATAATTAGTTCCTTTCTCTATTATTTTTCCTTTTTATCAGCTTTCCACTCCGTAGTAACTACTGCTTTTAATATCCCACTTCCATTGCAAACAGGACATGTGATATTTGCATGTTCTCCATCTTCATCATATCCCCAATTCCAACCATTTCCGTGACAGTGACTGCAATCGAAGCCCCGGAACACTTCCTGTTCCTTAAACTCCTTTTGTGTGTTAGGAATGTAAGGAACAGAAATTTGATAAATGTTTAGCTTTTTACTCATTCTTCCGGTTTATACGGGAAAACATCTATAATAGCCGTTTCAGCAACAGAGCAAATCTGATAATCAGCCATAGTACCTTTCATATTTTCATCTAGTTTCTTAACCGCATCACGCAAGTCTGCCGCCTGTACAAGTATTTGAGTGGTTGTCACCTTTTCCGCACCGCTCTTTTCGTCCAATGTAGTAAAGGCGAGTTTACATTTAAAATAGCGGTCGGCAGCTTCTTCCTCTGAAAAAAAGATTTCCGAATAATTAGCCCGCTTAATGTCCGATACGGTAAACTCACCACTAATATAAGGCGTCAGTTCCTGAACACATTTACCCTCGCTTTCAGTAAAACTTAGTGCATCAAACAAATAAGGTTCAGTTACTTTCTTTTGCAATCCAGTTTCCATTACTTTTTCGTAACGTACTTTCACTTCAAACCAAGTTGCTGCCATAATTAATCCTCCTTTTCTTTTTTTGGTTCAACATAAAACGTTTCATCCTGCACAACGGCAAGCCCGCATTTCTTTAAATTTTCGCTCATACCTTCGTTACTACGATCTGCCAGCAGTTTATCTTTTGCGACTTCTTCTGTTGAACGAACGTAATCAGGAAGCAGTGTTTTTACTAAAGTAAGAACCGATTCTTTCGTAAAGCCCTTCAACTGTTTCAACTTCGGTGTACCTGTACGAAATCCGAATACACCATGCGCACTCTTGTAACTTTTAGTCTTCGAAAACATACTTTCTTTGTTTTCCGTCGCAAAGACTTGAAGTACTTCCATTGAATCATCCTTTTGCTTTTGCAGGGTCGCCAGTTCATCCGCATGTTCATCGCGGATAGCCGTAATTTTCAGCTCCATTTCAGCCGTAATTTTTTGAATCGTAGAATCAGCCTGTGAGAACTCACTTAATGCCGTTTCTACCTGTTCACTCGTCACCCCGGTAATAACCGTTTTTTTAATTCTTTTCGCCATAATTTTTCTTTCTTAAAATGTTTATAATTTCAGCTATGCTGTTTGTTTTAAATTCCTTTTTCAGATTCGTTTCTATTCTGTCCTCTTCTATCTGTAAATTGTCATACTCTGGTAGAAGAGTTTCGATGTCATCCGTTGATACTTCGGTGATGATCCGCGTTATCTCACTTTTTCGGAATGTCACCCACTCAAGGCGTTTTACTTTTTTAGATGCACGCCGTATTCTGTCTTCTGATACTCCCATGTTAATTGAGTTTATATTTTGGAATACTCCTGTCAATGCCTTTTTCCTCGATCTTTTTCAGTATCGACCGTAGACGTTTAATTAATTGCTCCCTTTCCTCTGTTGTTGTCTGAATGTACCGTTTTGGATGGCGGCAGATACCGGAAAATATACGCGGCTGCATCAGGTATTTATCAACTGCGTTCCAGTCCCTTGTATTGACGCCTATGTCTTGCAATAACGCCAACATGATACTGCCTGAATGTCGCCATTGCTCAATATTACGCGAATCATCCAAAGAATCACACAGGCATTTATACTCTTGCTTTGTTACTAGCTTCAAATCATCCGTTTCCCCGCCTGTAACGCCAAAAACCAGCGTTTTCTTATCAGCGTGCGGATGACTCTTTAAAAGCCCGTAGAAACGCCCGAAATTGAATACTACCTGTTTTCTTTCCATAACTAATATCTCAAATCTGTAAAGTGGATAATCACCCCGTTAAATTCATTCTCCTTTGCAAAAAACCAGCTTCTAAAGTCATCGACAGACAGCCCGTCATTGTGGGATAATGTACCAATGTCTTCCAACGGTTCACCATCAATTTGCGCCGTGATAACTCCATCAGCGAAGCAGTACGCCAGTGAAATGGTTTGAACATCTATTTTAGTCAATCGCATAACTTCGGTTTGCTTACTTCTAAACGGAAGACCGGACCAACAACGGATAGAAAGAATCGCCTTACCTGAATTTATTAGCTCCGCTTTCTGCTTCCAATAATCGTAATTCTCCCTTATCGTGTGAATTTTCGATTTGAGAAGTTTCTCCAGTAGTTCCGTCGGCTGTCCGTGTCTGACGTGTGAAGCCGGAAAGGTCTTTGAGATTCTTAATACAACGGTTTTCATAATCCTAGTTCTTTCTTTTTAGTATTGTACGCTTCGTCAATCGTTGCAGAAATGCTTCGTATCAGGTTCGCACGCTCTGTAATATTGTTTGTTTCTACGGCTTGCGCCCATGCTTTCTGTACATTCTCCATTGCAAAAAGGTCATCCAAGAAAAGAGGATACCATACATCATTTAAAAAGTCCTGTTCTTCGCTCATAATCGTTATGTTTTAATGTTATCGTTTACTATATCCCCATGACACAATGCAGCCGTTTCGCTTTCTACCGGAATCACCGCCGTTTCTGTTCGCCCCAGCACTTGTGCCGTTAATCCTACCACGTGAAATACTCGTTTGGCTTTCTTCTTGCAGAATTTAGCCAGAGCGATATCCGGTTCTCCTTTGTCTTTGCCGCCTTCATGTGCCAAGAATATAAATAGCTTATTGGGGAATAGTTTCAGCAGATCGGAAACATCGTTATTCTTCATTTCGTAGCGGTATTCAGTAGTATTGTCTATAAAGATGATGTCAGCAGATTTGCGCTTTTTCAACTTTTCTTTTAATTCTGCCATTGGCAAATACTCTATGATATGGAGTGTTTTATTAGTTACCGAAATACCGACACGCTGGCACGTACGGGAAATGTTGGTAGACAGCCCTTCTTCTGCACTTACATATAAGACTTTGGATATGCTGCTCAAATAATTGGCAAGTTTAAGGGCAAATGTTGTCTTTCCGTTCTTCTCCTTGCCGTAGACGAGCCAAAGTCCTGAATCTTCCGTATCCTCTCCGATGGCTTGCCATTCACCGGAGAGAGGTAGGTAACTATATACCTTGTCATATAAGTTTCTGATAGTTAATGCACGCGCCATCTTTTACTGCTGGTTTAAGATTAAAAGACTTTCAGCGCGGCGTAATCCCGTTTCTCCGTCTGTACTGTCAGTCGCAAGACATTGACGGGTAATCTTCCCGATCAAACTTTGGTCTGATACATTTACGGATAAAACATCACTGATAAGTTTACGATAAAAAGCCATTTTGTCCTCGCGTCCTGTTGGTACAACAGAGCCGTATTTGCTGCTAAAACGTGAAAACAACTCTTTATAACCTTCCTTTTTGCTCCTGTTCTTGCCGTATTGTATTTTGGTACGCAAACCATCAGCTCCCATCATGTACCAACCGCAACAACCGTCAGTGGCGTTCCAAAATTCCTTCAAGACCATAAAAGACCTGTGTTCCAAATCGCCCGCTTCATCTATGATAAAAATAGGTTTTGGGATGGCTTTAAGCGTGTATTTGATAGCTTCTTTAATATCCGATAAAGTGCCGCATGTATCAATCCCTAAACACTTGGCAACCGCCCTGATAAATTCGCTTTGCTTCTTGCACTGGCTCGCATCAAGATAAAAGCAGTTCTTTAGTGTACGGGAAAGATAGAGGGCAGAATAAGTTTTACCAATGGCACATTCATCTACGAACATACGGGACTTGCCATACTCCTTACAGAAAAGCACCTGTTCTTCGATTGTGTCGAAAACATCTGTGCGAGCCATGTTCCATTTGCGCTCACTAGGTGAAACAGAAAGCATACGCGCCACGTTCAACCAGCGTGCAGCAGAAAGTTTTTCCGTCGTATTACCTTTTTTCAGTTCGCAATATATTGCTTTATTAATTCCGTACTTCTTTGCAAATGCAGCATCGCTCCCGCTAAAATTTTCACGGGCTGTACTAAGTGCGTTAAGCACTTCAAGTTTGAAGCTATTAGTTATTTCAATCATGGTGTATAATTTTAAAATGAGGTTGCTAATGATTTTTTAAATGAGGTTTGAACAGTGTTTAAATTGAAATCAATTTCGCTATTAAATTCCATGTCATCCTGTTCTTCCGGAGAAGGGAGTAATATATCCGTTTCGTATTCTTCCGCGGTTTCCTGTATGCGTTGTTCAAGTCCCCGAATTTTGAATTTATTATTAAGTGTCACTGGACGGTTGTCTATAACTGTCACCCTGTCAATAGAGTTTTTGCGGCGGGTGGCGTATCCGTCCACCGTATTGCGGTAATGCTCCATTACATTGCGGTTTGCTTTCTGTTCCGGTGTTTCTTCCAGTTCTGAACGCGATGTTGTCGGTTTGGCGATAGCTTCACAGATACAGCGTGAATCACCGCGAAGGAATACAAGTGCTTTGAGTACATTCCCGTCGTTGTCATCCAACCAGTACACATCTACCTCTTTGCCTTCGATCTGCATAAGCGAACCTATCAGGGCATCTCCGGTCTGTATCTCGTTTTCATCTCCTAGCAGATACCAGCCACCATCCAGTTTTATCTGTCCCTTTTTGCAACTGGTTTGCGTCTTGTATCCCAAATGCGGAAGGATGGCTTTGTAGTTTATAGTGTTGGTATTATCCGGGTGCTGATTTTCTAAGAAAACCTCCCAACGGGTCTTATTTTTATAAATGCTGTGTGGCATGTTATTCCACGTTTGTAGGTCTGTCAAGCAGTTTTTAACCAGTTTATCATACGGTACAAGTATTCGTTTATCGGATGATATTTGATTCGCTTCACTCTTGGCATGTGGACGTGCTATCCAGCCTTCGCGCTTCTTTTCCAACCCGTAACGTAAATTTCCCCAATAACGTTCACATCTTTTTAAGCGGGCATTATTGGCTTCTACCCGGACTTTTTTAAACATTGCACCATTGCGCAGGAAAGTATTTTTAAAACTGCTGTTCAAACTACTTTCACATTCCAGTTCATACGGAAGGGGTAGCCCCCATTCTGCATAATTACGTACCATTTGGCGGTAGAAATCTACAATGATACCATCTTTTGATTTACCGTAAACCCATGTAGTTATACATTCACTTCCCAAATCAACGCCATTGTAAAACCAAATACGCTTATTAGGCTCGTAATTGAAAGGCGGCTGGCGGTCATCGATAGAAATCACTGTTCCGGCGTAGCGTACATGTTCCAGTTGCTCATACGGGGTAAAGTCATCCATGTATTTTTGACGGTTACCAGCGCGCTTCTTAAAGGTAGCTACTTTGGACTCCCAAGAAGATAGGAAGGAAGTAATACTGCGTTGGCTTAGTTTCTTGAAGTCTTTAGGATTGTAGCATTCGCCAGTTTCATTGTTTATTATCTCCACATAGCCGGATAAAAAACCGTCATACTGTTTCGCTACCTCTGTAGGAGTAGGCTTGTGATTTTGGGAAATAAACAGACTTTCCAGCAATGCTTGTATTTCATCTGTATTTTTCACTGCATTTATATTATTATATCTCTTATCAATGAGTACCTGATAACCGTTTTCTTGGAAGTCTTTAAACTTTTGCTCAAATCTGCTAGCAGTAGATGGCAAACTGTGATTTACACCATATTTGGCACTTAAAACCTTGTTAAAGTTGTTTACATCGCTGCTGATGGTTGCCATGATACCGCGAACCGTCATACCTTTGCTCATTCGCTCCACCTCCCTGTCTTTCCTTAGCTTAATAGCCGCCTGTAACACACTCGCATTAATGATACATTCCTCTTGTGCTTCTACGTCCATTGTACCCTTTGCGCTAACCTTCTTTGTGGTAAAAAAGGTAACTGCATCCGGGTCTATCATGTAATAGCGTTCTAGGATACTATCAACTTTGCGCGGGTCACCGATAGCGTCTTGTATCTCAGATGGTAGGCTGTCAAAGCTAATCAATAACGGACGGTTATTGCAAGCACGTTGAACACGTTTGATACCATAAGGTTTGGTTTCGTAGCGTTGAATCTCTGATTTTAAACTATTCCACTTATAATACTTTGGTACAAGTTCATCTTTTGTAACTACTAATATGTTATTCCATTCATGTGGCATAATCATCTATTTTTTGTTTGTTCCCACCCCGTTCTCGCTCCGGGATGCAAGTCTCTAGCTTTCCAGTGGGATTCCTTATATCAAAATATTTGTTGGTACAAAAACGCTCTTTCTGATATAATTTCAATCATGCCCGTTTTAGACACTTGCCCAATTTCTAAAAAACCACCGCTAGTCATATAAGCCTTCATGAAATTGTCTAAATCAGATTCATTGATATACATTACATATTTCTTCATTTTACTTCCTCCTTAGCTCTGTCTATTAAGGTGTTGATAATTACCATTCCAGCGAGCACGGCTAAGACTGTGCAGGCGAAAATTTCTTTCCCTGTAGCTTCGTAATTATTGCTTATCGCAATGGCAGTCCACATAGCTACAAATGCAACACCTGCCTGAATTTTTCTAAATATTTTCATTTCAGATACCAATTAATTATTATTTATCAATGACCTCTGTTTTAATAGGCTTCCCATACATTTCTTTATAAACCTGTATGACTCTGTCGCTTTGTGGTCCTTTAAGTCCGCGAGTAATTGCGTTATAAACGGTTTTCTCACTTACTTTGGCGGCTACTGCTACAGCCTTTTTATAACCCACTGGCGGCTTTATCGGCATTTCGTACTCTTTGATAATTACTGTTTTCATATCCTCGTTATTTGAATTATTATTCGTACATTTGTGGCGTTACCTCTTTTGGTAACGGCTGTAAAGTAAACCAATTTGGTTTATATATGCAAGCTTTTATAAATCTTTTTGCGTTATAAATGGAAAATATTGCTTTACTTAAAGAGAGATGGTTCAAAAAAGAAGTTGAACGTTTAGGGCATAATCATGTATCTAAAGCAGACATTGCAAGAGCTTTAGATATTAAACCTCAATACCTAAACTCCGTATTAAATGGAAGCAGGGGGATTACAGATTCTTTTCTTGATAGATTTATTGAGATATATCAAATAAACCAATTTGATTTATGCAATATAGAGAGTTCCCATTCTGACTCCACTATAACTATGCGCTTTATGGATAAACTTGATAGCAAGGAAGAGATAATAAAGGAGAAGGACTTAAAAATAGAGGAATTAACTTTAAAAATAATGGAAATGTCCGAGCAAATCGGTAATCTCAAAGCTCAAATAGCCCAGCAGCAAGGCGATGATATAGAACATAATGAAAGCAATATCGCCGAGGCTTTTACCTCTCCATCATCGGAAGACTATGGAGGAAGCTCCTTACCTATGACAAAAACTACTCCCAGAGATTTTTTGAAGGGGAAAGTATAATTTTACTATGTATTCTTATCAAACATAGTATATAAAGTATCAATACTATTTATAAAGTCAAATGATATTGCTTTTTGTTTTTCATAAATACACTAGTTATAGCGTAGAATAATGAATTTTACACTTGAACATTTATTAATTCACTGATAATCATAAATTTGGTATGTTGTATGTATCCTACTATATGTCCTTATAGGGGTATTTATCCTTAGTTTAATGTCATTTTAACCAAAAATTAACCACTTATAGATACTTAAATCAGTAAAAAAAAACACTCAACTGCATACCCAACTGCGTACCCAACTGCATACCCAACCTTCTTTTTGCTTGCAAAATTATGAGAATTGTCGGTCTAAACAAAAGGTTATAAACAGTTTTATTGAATACATTTACTTCATTCTAACAACATACAGAAACTCCCGTCTAATAGCCTAAAATAAACTTTAGATGGGAGTTTCTGTATGTTCTATACCCTTACTGAATCAAAGTGAAAAGGGAGTTATCCTATAATTACCAGTAGTTGATGAATATGTTCTAATAATGTAGTTTGAATTAACCTTCGATGTACCATAATTAACCATTCGTTTTGTTGCCTTCATGCACTGTTTATGCGTTTAAACTCCCATGAACAAAGGCTTTCAAGTCCATTCGCTCCGTGCACACACTATACTCGTATCGTTCTTCCCCTTATAAATACCGGACGAAGCTTTGGATCATCTGGGAGATTTGTAATTTAATGATTAAAT